TTGTTCAATTGCAGGTAGACGAAGATGTTTTTACGGGCGATTGGTTGTTCTTAAAAGAAGGAGCCGAAGGGAAATTTGCTGCTTCGTTTACTCAATCAGTAATGCCCCCGCCGCCGTTTTACTTAAATGATGCAAGAACATTTGTTGCTCTTGAAGATGGAGCCACAGATGAAATTATTTGGGCTTATAGAATTTCATCGTTTCAAGTTAGCCAATATGTCCTTAACCCGTATCCGGTTTAACAATGGCAGCACCTAATAACAGCGTTACTCTTATCGCAAGAGCACCAATACTTCCATACAGTATGGTCTATGTGCCTAATGGGTATGGCGCATTCTCGGTATTGCCTACTCCAACTGCTCCAATTGATCCTATAACGGGAACCGTAATCCCTATTGGAGTAACTGATGGTTCAGTTTCAGATCCAAATGGAGTTTATCACGCGTTAACGGGAGAGCCTGTTACTTTGCAAAGAGCAAGCGTAGTTCTACTTAGGGCGGGAAATACAATTGAAGTAAAACCTGTGGAATATTCAACTGACGGAGTTGCTTGGCAAAATCTACCTCCGTTTGTAATTTCTACAACTTTTAGATTTGCTTTTTATCAAGCGTTGGAAAAGGCATTTGTGGGTCAATTGTTTCAAGCAATTCGAATTGGGTCTGCAGTAAGAAGACCGGGACAAAGCGCATAATGCAAACAGGAAATTCAGTACCTCAATTAGTAGCCGCTCTACCAATTCTTCCATATTCATGTGTAACAATGTATGGGGCTTGGGTAGTTGCTCCCTCTGAATTTGTTAGTGATGTAATTATTGGAATAACTGATGGATCAGTTTCAACAGCAAGTGGAACCTATCACGCTTTACCCGGAGAACCTGTAAAGTTTCAATCAGGTCAAATAGTAATTGTTCGGTTGCAAAAGACACTTGATCCCGGAACAAATAACTTTACTTGTCAAAGGGGAGCCCCCTTGCTCGTATCAAGAGGCACGGGTGGTGCGGTAACCGGAGATCCTTGGATTCCCAATTCTCCTTCTGAATATGTTCCTATTCAACTTATTGCTTTTGAAAGTTATTCCCTTGAAGATTTCACGGATATGCCGTTGGTATACGCATTTAGATCTGCTGAACATGTTCCATCAAGTACCTAATCATGAATGACAACCCACTAACAAACGGTCTGCCTCCTGCCAAGCGTCCCCGCAAGCCTCTTCCGGCTCCGGTTGATCGCGGCATTCAGCAGCCACTAGCAACGAGCGTTGAATTACAGCGTTCGTTCTTTGCATCAGCAGACAAGATGCTGCGGAACAGCAGCATTGCGTATCGGCTGAATCCGCAGTATCAGCAAATGATGCGGGCAGACGCGGACATTGAAGGTGTGTTGCGTTCGCTTCAAGTTACGCTTGCCTCACTTGAGTGGGCAATTATTTCAGCGGATGACGAAGACGAGCGCGTAAAGGCATTTGCAAAGCGCATCGGCGAAATCTTTGATGCCATGCCGCGCCGGAGTGATTTCGTTCGTTCAATGCATGAAGCCGTTTGGTACGGGAACGCCGCTTGCAATTTCGTGTACGCCAAGGATGAGCGACTAGGCATCATGGTCAAGGAGTGGTATCCGTTCCACCCTGACACGCTTGCCTACGATCAGCGCGGAAACCTTGCCATGCGCGTGGGTGCTGCATACGGTGCTAGTGGTCCTTCCGAACAGAACATCGGCTTTGATGCGCGGGTTCACATCTTTACTGAGGTAGAGCGCAAGGCGGTCATTCTTCATAAGGTGTTTATCAACGCACCTGACTTCAATGACCCCAACACTTCTGAATCAATCTATCGCGGCGTAGGTGCGCGTGACATCTGTTGGTTCATGTGGCTTGCCAAGCAAGAGATTCTGCAAGATGCCATTACCTACGCGGAGCGGTATGCGATGGGTATTCGCGTTGGCTACTACCCGCTAGGGCAGGACGCGGGGCGCGGCATGATGGAGAATGTCCTTGCCAACTTAACCAACGACAACAGCGTCTTGTTGCCAATGACAGGCACAGACAAGATTTACGACATTGACATCAAGGAGCCAAACGCCGGACGGGCGCAGATCTTCTTGGAGTTGGTGAATTGGTTCTCCGGCAAGATCAAGGAAGCCATCCTTGGGCAGTCGCTGTCAAGCGAAGCGGGTGGCACGGGCATGGGTAGTGGGGTGGCAAACCTTCATGCCGACACGCTTTCCCGGATTATCCGTTACCACGCTGACGCTCTTGCGGACAGCATGACCACGGATTTCGTGCGGGTGGTTGCTAAGATGCTTGGGGCTACGGACAAGGAAGCATCTGCACTCCGGTTTGTGTTTGCCCCTGAGCGTCCTGATCCAAAGGAGCGGTTGGAAGCCATTGAGAAGTTTGTGACGATGGGTGGTCGCGTCAGCGAACGCGAAGTCCGCGATCTGCTTGGACTCTCGCAACCTGCTAATGACGAGCCAATCCTTGGAGCGGAAAAGAGCGGCAACCCCATAAGTGACATGATGGGGTCACTTGCGGCTCCTGAAGGGGAGCAGCCTGAAGCAAATGCTCCTACCGCCTTTAGCCGCCGTGCATGGGTCTAATGGCAAAAAGGTCTATTGCCGATCTGTTTCGCGCCGTCTATGCAGACGGGGACAAGGCTTACCGCGCAGCGGTAGCGGCTCAGATCACCAATGACAACCCTGCGGAAGCGTGGGACAGATGGAAGAGCAACACGGCTGCGCTGCTGTTGATTTCATGGGCAGCGGGCGCACACGCAAGCCTATACGCTGCAAAGGTTAAGACGGTCAAGAAGCCTCAACCTGTCAAGTTTGACCGTGACATCCCTGAGTTCTTGCTTCGCTTTGAAAGTGGTGCAGCCCGACAGGTCGTTGACCGATACATGGAATTGCTCCCGATTACGAGGGAGCGTTGGAACGCGCTTGTGGACTACGCATTTCAGGCTGCGGACGAAATGACCAAAGACGAGGCGGCAACCGCGCTCCTGAAGATGGTTGAGCGCAGTCCCGACCTTGCCAAGATTGTGTTCCCGGCGGCAATGGGCGCGAAACCAAAGCCCGTCCCCGGCATGAAGATTGTGACCGGGTTGCCTGAAGAGGTGCAGAAACGGCGTACTCCCGGCGTTCAAGCGGTAGTCCAAGGCACATTCTTTGTCACGGGCATGACGCAAAAGCAGGTGGAATCAACGCGGAACCTGTTGGCAAAGACCATTAAGGGCGAGGTTACAACCTCTGTTGCCGGGAAAAGACTCATTGAATTGGGCGTAGGGGATTTTGTTCAACAGTCTGTGATTGCTACGGGTACAGACTTGACGGCTGCGCGGCTTGAAACCGTCTACCGGACGAACCTGAACCGGGCGCAAACCCAAGGGCGGCTAGACATTTGCCGGGACGATACGGTCAAGGCGTTTGTACCCGTCATGCAGTTCCGGGCTACCAAGGACAACCGGACTCGCCCAAGCCACAAGGCAATGAACGGCTATGTCGCAACGGTTGAGCAGATTGACAATCAGGGAATTCCCGCCCCGCTTGGCTTTAACTGCCGTTGCTCTTGGGCTCCCGTTTCCCTGTTTACGGCAGTATCCAATGGATGGGCAACGGAAGACGGCAGACCAAATTACGATGCCATTCGCAAGCACAACGGGCTGCGTCAAAATCTCATTGACAGCGGTGCAGTCCCCGACCCCGGTTTCATCTCAGGATAATTTACCACTACATATAGTGGTTTCTAAGAAAGACGATACTATGAGCAGCATGAGCAACATAAGCAGCATTCGCAGGGACATTGCAGATCGTCTTGGGTTTGCAGCAATGGGTCCCGCCCCATTAAAAGGGTCACCTGCTCGAAAAGCGGAAATTGCTCAAAACAAAGAATCAGCAGCCGAACGCAAAAAGGCTTTATTGACCAAAAAGAATGTAGCGGTACTTAAGAGAATTGAAGCGGATTACAACAATGCCTTGTCCGGAATGAGGGAACTTGCGGCTTTAATGGCAAAGAAAATGGCTGAAGTAAAATCGCGAACGGTTAATGGCGATGTTGACGCTGAAGAATATCGATCAATTTTTGATGAAGCAGAATCCGGAATTGGTCAAACTATAGAAGTATTAAAGGACTATAACTTTGCCCGCCCCGGCGCGAAGGTTAAATTTGGTCAATTTAACGAAGGCGATAAAGTTACCGCCAAGAGTTCAAATCAAGGAATGAAGGCAGGTAGCACTTACACGGTAACTGATGTTGAAGAACAGCACACTCCATTTGGCACATTTGTCACATATGTTTTAGACAATAAGTTGCGGATTGCAAATGGTCATATGTTGCTAACCAAATCAATATCCTCCCGCCCCGGCGCGAAGGCGAAGATGGGCATGGAAGAGGATTATTACTCACGCGGTGTTCGCGCTGCTCAAATGTCCGGGCTTGTTCCTGATTTCCAAACAGGTGTGCAGGATTCTCCTTGGTTCCAACTTGGTTACAAGATGGGCGAGAAGTACGGTTTAAAGGCAAGCGGCATGATTAAATCTGCTCCTTCCGAATTCCCAAAGATTGCTGCACGGATCACGCCCGCCTATCGAATGTCTCGCCCCGGCGCGAAGGTTAAGTTTGACTCGCAATCTGACTACACGGCATTGCGAAGGTATTACAAGATGGCTATTGAAGGAAATCCCGATGTGTTTGAAGACGGAGCGGCTGAAAGAATTGCAAAGAAAGCGATGTCTTCTCCAAACTATCGCCCCAATCCAAATGTGCCTTGGACGCATGATCTTGCAGCAGAACTTCTAGATGAATTAAAGGGCGCGTAATTATGACTCCTTCACATCAAATTACCGATAACGGCAAAACGGTAACGGTGCATGACCTTGAGGTTTTCTGCGCGTATGACCCATCTATTGATGGTGACAACGACAGCGAACTTGAGAAGTTTGACAATGCGCGTGTCCGCGAAATTGTTGCTTGCACTCAAAAGTACATGGCGAAGGGATCAAACCCGCGTCTTGTAGTCATGCACGAAAAGGACGGCAACGAGCCAAAGTCATCCGTTGGACGATTTACCGCGCTGCGCTATGACGAGCGGGACGGTGTCGGTTACATCGTTGGTGACTGCGAAGTTGAACGCGCCGTGTTTGACAAGTTGCTTGCCACTAATGCCTTCCCGCGCAGGAGCGCGGAGATTTGGGCAGATCAAAACCATTTATCAGAGGTGGCGTTGTTGGGTCGCGAGACTCCACGCCGTCCTCTGCCTGATACACACTTCACCCGCAAGGGTGAGTTGGTTCGGTTCTCTCGTTCGCTACGCTTCGACATGGGGACAGTCGGCGGCGGGCTTTCAACCTTTGTCCCCAACACGAAGAAGGAAACGCACATGGCAGACGATTACCGGAAGGAAATCGACTCTCTGAAGGCTGCAATGGACGAAATGAAATGCTCAATGCAGAGTCATTTCGGCACGGCAGACAACGAAGAGGACAAGGAAGAAATGGCTGCGGACGATATGTTGTCTGAGCAGTTCGGCGAGGATTTAGAAGAGGGCGAAGAAGGCATCCACATCGACATCGGTTCGCACGATGACGAAAAGAAGGATGAGATGGACATGGAAGACGATGCAATGTTCCCGGCTTCGCGCCGTGGTGCAGCAGACACCTTCGCACTTCGCCGCGAGAACTCCAAGATGGCGCGTGAACTTCACGCCATCAAGGCAGAGTTGAGCAAGGAACGCTTCAGCCGTGAACTTGATCTCATGGAACAGGATGGCTACTCAATTCCGTCAAAGATGCGTCCGCGCCTCTTGGCAGAACTGTCGCGTTCTACCGACCCCGCCGGAACGATTGAGGGATGGCGTGAGTTGTTCGCGCAGAACCCAATGGGCGTTCGCATTGATATGAGCCGCGCAAGTATGCCTTCGGGCAATCTTGATGCGCGTGAGATTTCAGATCTTGTCCGTGAGTTCGCGGGCAAGCCGGAAGAGTTCCGTAAAGCAGTCAACAGCCGCATTAAGCGGTAATCAATAGAAAGGATTCACTATGTCAGATATGGGCTTTATGCCACAACTCGCAACGGCAGCCGGAGATTCAACCGGAATCCTGCCGTACCGTTTCGTCAAGTTGACCACAACGGCGTATGTAGGTGCTGTTTGCACCGCAATTACGGATCAGCAGATTGGTGTAACCGATGGTTCGGTTTATCAGTTTGGCAATCCTTCAGTTACTCAAAACTCAGTTTCGGGATCACCAATCAATCTTCAACCAAGCAATACGGTTCAAATTGAAGTTGGAACCGGAATGACTGTCGCTCCGGGAGATTACCTTTGCCCGCTTGCATCGGGTGCAGGAACTTGTCGAGTAGCAAGTGCGGGATCTTTGAGCAATTATGTGGCTCTTGAAGACGGAACGGCAGGAATGATTATTAAAGCATTCCGATTTGGTCAACGCGGTCCCGTTAACAGTTAATCAATTTAGAAAAGGAAACTTCTCATGGCATTTACAGCAGTCGGTGGAGGTCTTTCGACCTACATCCCATCCACGAACGACCTCGCAACCGGAGCGTTGCAGGTGGAGTTCACGCGTTCAGTTAACTCATTCGCACTCAGCCGCTACGCGCAGTTGGTTCCAACAACCAAGATGCAGGGTTACTACCTGCGTCAAGATGTCACGGACAACCTGCGCGTTACCGATCCAAATGAATTCATGTGGTCATTGGGCAATGATCGCCCTGTTGGCAAGCAGAATTCGTTTGACTTCGTGCAGTACACAACGCAGCGTTTCGCGTTCCCGTTCTACATCCCACAGGAAACCGCCACTCAGTCGGTGTGGGATACAGTTGCTCAACACGCCCGAACCAAGGCTCAATTGGCAATGACGCGGCGTACCATCGCTGCGGCAACGCTCTTGGGTACTGCGGGTAGTTGGGCAGGAAACCAAGTCGCTACCGCCAATACCACCGCAGGTGGTTGGACGGCGGTTGGTGGTCAATGGAACAACAATGCAACTGTTGGATCTTCTTACATTCAGAAGTCCGTTCAGCAAGTAATGCAACTCGTCAACTTCTCAGCAGGTGGCGCGGTTTCCCCAAACCAACTCATCATGGTGATTAGTCCTGCTGTTGCAGTCGCTATTTCTCAGTCCGCTGAAGTTCAGCGATATGTGGTCAACAACCCAAGCACTCTGCAATTCTTGCAGGGTAACGACACCTACAGCCGTTGGGGCATTCCTCCGACCCTGTTTGGTCTTGGTGATGTTGTTGTCGATGACTCCGTGAAGGTCACTTCAAAGCGTGGTGCAGCGACAACGACTTACGCTTCGTGCCTTGGCACGGGCGCGTACTTCCTGTCTCGTCCGGGTGGACTCGTTGGCGTTGAGGGTGCAACTTCGTTCAGCACCCTGCAAATCTTCGCCTACGAAGACATGACGGTTGAGCAGTTCAGCGATCCGCTGAATCGCCGCATTGAAGGTCGCGTTATTGACAACAGCGTTCCTGCTGTTGTTGCCCCGGTTTCGGGTTACGCGATCCTGAATGTTCTTTAATTAGCCTCTCAGGAATGGGGTGGGTGGGGATTCGTCCCCACCCCCCCGCTCTGCAGGAAACCTTATGACCGCATATGCCACCTATTCGGATCTTGAGGCAACGCTAGATAGCAACATCATCGCGCAATTGTGTGGCGATGGCGGGACACCGATGCCGGGTCCCAACCCAATTACTACAACCGCGCTTGAGCGGGCTACCGGAATTGTTCGTTCATACATCCGGGTCGGCGGCATCTATAGCGAAGCAGAACTAACCATTCTTTCCGCTGCCAATGACCCGCTTATGATTAACCTTGTTGTGGATCTTGCTGCGGAGTTCCTGTTTCAACGGCGTGGCTCCAAGTTGACCCCGGCGATTGAGCAGCGAATCAAGCAAGCGTATTCCATGCTTGAGGCTTTGCGTGATGGGAAGATGCTTTTTGGAACCGTAGATTCCAATGTGGCAGCAGGTCAACCGATGGTGGCTGCTGTCCCGACATCTAACCTCGCGTGGTACGCCAAAGTATCAAACTCGCAGTTCTTCCCATTCCGGCGCGGAAGTACTTCCCCGTGAGTTGGGGAGGCAAAGTGCGTAAGGCACTTGGCAACGCTTCGGTGCGTAACGGTATCGCCATGATGTTTGTAGAGGCAATGGCAAATCACATTGACCGCAACGAGGGGCGCGGCACTAATGGATCTGAGGTTAAGCACAAGCCC